AGTAGTGTGCTCCACCTAAAACTTAAAATACCATTAACAATATAATGTTGATTTAGCCCGCTGTCTTTCTGTCCCCAACCACCCACCCAAGCAGCTGTTATTTTGTGGGTTGAAACAACCCTTTTAGCCAAATTAAAACAGATGACTTTAGCCCGATTAAAAATGCATCCCTGCTTACATGTTGATTCCGAATTTAGCAAGGAAGTCCCTGGCAGCTGCACTAACATTGGTTTTCTTCCAACCTAAGCTAGAGACAACTGTCAGTGCAGACTGAACTTCTGTCAATTTACTAACAGTCCAAGTTGCTGCTTCTAGTCCCATGTACCTCTGCCGCATTGTTTTCTCAAGGTATTTTGGTTCCATTTCCTTGCGCTGAACTTTGTAGATCCCGATTGCTAAGGGGTAGAATCTGAAAGTTCCTAAGAACATCTCTGATCCTGGGAAGAAAGAGAGATAAACTTCCTCTCCATCATTCCAAGTGATCCCATTCTTTTCAGCCAAAGGGTTGATTATTTTTGATTTAATAATCAATTTCTCTGGTTCACTGACTTTCAGCATCTTCTCAAGTAGGTACCTGGCAAGGAATCCACTGAGGCGGTGGAGGGTAAGACCATCGTCAGGAACTGGGTTGTTCCGGTTGCCAGGAAAATTCGTATTATATACAGTAATCTTCCAGCCCCCAAGGTTAAGTGTAACTTCCCATTCACTTCTTTTTGCGAGACTAGTTTTAATCTCGCGTCCTTTAATGTAGAAGATTCGTATGTGGTCATAACTAAGCCCAGTGGTGTGGACACGCTTAAAGTTAGCGTATGCGACCTCTGGGTCAAAAGTACTGCTGGTGTTAGCAGCGACATCATGAAATTCCAACTCAATCATTAAAGAGCCTTTAATGACCTTCTGTTGGATTTAATAGCACAGCGATTTTCAACAATAGCAAGTTTGTAGTGTGGAGTACACTACT